AATTAGATTGGTTTAATTAGGATTTAATTTTTCTATTATTAATTATTAACTAACTAATAAAAAAGGAGTAAATATGGACTTAACAAAACAAAAACTAAAAGCTTACATCGTAGTCGATAAAGATGGAGATCATCTTTTAGATAAACTCAAAAACGATCCTTATTCTTATATTTTAAACGAATCAAGATTTGATTTACCTTATGATGATAAGACCGATAAATTTTTAGTTCACACATTTTATATAGATTACGAATCAGCAGAAGACTTTGCCAGTTGGTACACAGGGAATTGTGGAGAAATTACTCAAGTAAAAGAAATAGAAATATCAATAGGACAAACAGTTTTTGATTCTACAGCTGGATGGAAAGCCTTAAAAACTAAATAGGAGAAAACGATGCTTCAATATAAAAATAAGAATGGTGATACAATAAAAAGATACGAAGATGATTGCGAAAGTGGTGACGTATTTTATAATAATAAAAAGGTCGGTACTTTCGATATCGAGCACGATAGTAAATTAGGGAGTTACTATCATATTACTCTCAATAGCGGGAAACAGTTTCACGATCACTATCACGACGATAACGATATCATCAAACATTTATAGTATTTACATCAGATAATTAATCGCTATATTGGATAAATATGGCGATAACTATAGACCAAATCAATCAACAAATAGAAGCTACTTTATCCCCAATGGAAAAGAAGTTCTGTGAGGGTATAGCTCAAGGAAAAGGTAAGAGAGAAGCGGCTGTTTACGCAGGTTACTCTGAAACCTCAGCTCACGTACAAGCTGCACGCAACTTAAAGAAAGATAAAATTATCCAGTATATTGATAGATTGCGTGCTGATACAAGGCGCTTGACTAGTGAATCTATATCCAAAGAGGTTGAAAAGCTAGATAAATTGTATGATGAGGCAAGGTCTAAGAAACAATATACAGCAGCAGTCAATGCGATAAGACTTAAATCTCAGTTGTTGGGGTTTCTTGTTGAGAAGAAAGAAGTACAACACTCAACCCTTGACACTATGTCCGATGATGAACTGACCAAGTATCTAGATCAAATCAAAGCAGAGCACAACATTGACAATTGATTGTTGTTTGCTGTTGATTGACATTGACATGATCCGCAAGGATCCTAGGTGCTAGGGATCAGTACGGATCAGCAAGGATCAGGAGTATATATATTAACAAACAATATAATTAAACAACAGTAAAAAAATTGTTTACTTAGGTATATAATAATATATACTGGTACATATATTAACTAACAAAGAAAGAGAGAAATATATGAAAGCAATAAAAGAAAACAACGTACCTCTATCACTTAGAGAGAAAGCAAACAAGAAAGTACTTTTCAGATTATTTAATCCGAAAAGAAACAAATCTAAGTCTTTCACAATTTATGAAAAGTCTAGACTTAGTTCAACTCTTCAGCAAGCCTTCGATAATTCTTATCGTAAGGTGGATATAGAGTACGATACAACAGCTAACAATAGATTTAAAAAAGCTAATCTGTTAGTGGATGTACCATCTTATCTTTCTAAGGATAAGAAAAAATTATTTGAGGAATTACTAGCCTCAAATAGAGAGTTTATCAAAAAGAATAAAGTACCTCAAAGTATTTTAGACAATCAAAAATACTTCGAGCAAATCGTATCAAAACTTTAATCTAACATCAGGGAGCGAGTTAATTCTCGCTCCCTTTTTTTATTGACTTGACATTGATATTGATTGACATTGATTTGATCCGCAAGGATCAAGTAAAAGTATAAGAGTTAAAGTAAAAGTAAGGATCACGAGTAATAGATAAAATAATATAATTTAAAAAAAAGAGTTTAAGATTGATAATAAAAATTTAATAAGAATAATTATTAACTTAAAAAAAAGAAATTTAAAAATGATAATTTACTTTAAAGATTATATTTATTTTTTATTATCTATATTATTAATAATAATTATATCTATTTAATAAAAAATGCTTTTTAGAATTATTCTAAACTAGAGAGAACGAAACGAGAACGAATAATTATATATATATTTTTTATATATATTTTTTATAAGCATATTTAATATTTACTTTTTTTAAAAAATAACTATTATTATTTTATCTTTTAAAAATTAAATCTTTTAATAATTAAAAGAGTTTTTAAAAGAAAAAAAATAAAAGTTTTTCTTTTATTTTTAGAAAGAAGAAAAAAAATGAGTAAATTAAAAAACGATAAAAATAATCTAAAAGAAAATAAAGTAGCTTTAAGTTTTCGAGAATTCGAAAATAAAAAAGTTTTATTTAGATTATTTAATACTAAAAGAGAAAAAAGCGTATCGTATTCTATTTACGAAAAAAGTAAATTTTCGACTACGATAAAAGACGCTTTTAATAACGATTATAGAAAAATCGATATCGAATACGATACGACTAAAAATAATCGTTTTAAAAAAGTAAATCTATTAATAGATTTAAATTCTTATCTAGACGTTAAGAAAAAAAATCTTTATCTAGATTTAATAAATTCGAATAAAGAGTTTATTAAAAAAAATAAAGTTTCGAACGAAATTTTAGAAAATATAAAATTTTTCGAAAATAGAATAAATAATTTAAAATAATTTAAATTTTTTTAAACGAAGCGTTATTAATTTAACGCTTCGTTTTTTTTTATTCTTTTTTTAAAAGTCTTTAAAAATAAAATCGTATTAAGTTTAAATAAAAAAAATCGTATAAAGTTTAAAAAGCTTTTTGGCGGCTATAAGATAAGAGTATATAGTTTAATGTAGAATAACTTATATGTATATAAATTTTGTAGAAAAAAAATTTTTTTATTTTAATACTGTACAATGGCTTTTTTAAATAGTAGCATTCCACCTATATATTGTAAAATTCGTAAGGAGTATTTATATGATTTACAGAAACATAATGGAGACAGCGAAGACTGTGTTATCTTCGGTCTCACAAGTATCCAAGGCCGTGGTCTCCTTTTTAATATCATGTTGGAAAATGGTGCCTGCTTTTGGCGTTTGCCTATCTCAGCGTTTTTCCAAAAATCGTATGACAGAACCAAAGTGCCCGATATGTCAATTGACGAGCTTCAACTGTGGAATAGCTTTGATTATTATCATAGCGTTAATCACTTTGCTTTTTTAGAAGGACAACGAGCAAAATTTTTTGGAAAAGATAAAAAACTATATCACGGTCAGTATCTGTTTACTGTTGACTGGTGTCACCCTGACCCCAATCTTCTTGACACAGATCATTCTGAAATTCCTCAGGAACATAAGTGCGCTCATATATTGGAGCTTGACAATGGTAATTACGCTGCTCAGCCTAATAACAGAATACTATGGAATATTAATTCGTTCACTACGAGAAGCGAAGTTCCCGACTACAAAGTCCAAACGACCGAATGGAATGTAGAAAATAAGGACTGGCGGACCGAGGACACTGACAAGTTCTTCTACGAAATAGAAGAAAAGAAAAATGAATAAATTTCCAAATCATAAATATGGAAGTTCTATTCTTCATCATGATGATCTATGGGTCATGATTCCTAAAAACGCAAGCTCGACTATAAAAACCATGTTTCATGGATCAGAGGTTAATGGACAAAGAGCTGCGGTTAACTTCGTAGATGATCCTTTATTATTGAAAAAAAATGTTATAGCAATTACTAGAGAACCAATTAAAAGATTTGTAACTGGTTATTTAACTTGTATCGAAAGAAATAATATTAAAAATATTTTAAAATTCAAAGAAAATCCATTTGATAATCTGATAAAGTTTGTGAATGATTTAATAATCAATGGCCCAGCTGATGAGCATGTAGAAAAACAATCATGGTTTCTTCCTAACAAAGTTGATAAATTTATTAAAATAGAAAATTTAAAATTAGAAGTACATCATAATAAAAACAATCATCCTTTAAAAAATAAACTATACGACTTTATAATGAAATCACCTGATATCATTTATAATCTTAAAAATTTATATCAAAAAGATTTTGTTTTATATAATCAATCTTCGTGATATGGATTGTTTATGACTATATCTATATTACTTCCTACTCGTAAGCGAGTTAGCCAATTAAAAAAATCTGTAGCGTCTTTATTAGATAATGCAAAAAATCCTGATAAAATTCAACCTCTTTTCGGTGTCGATGACGATGACCATGAAACGTTGGCCTTCTTGAAAAAGGCCAACTA